TCCTTGAAACATTGCGCCCCCCAAGAATGAGAGAGGGATCAACCCTCTTATCTTGTCGAGTGTTCAGGCTCATGAGCGCATCCCCAAAGACTAGCTCAAAGGTTTCAAAATTTATCTTCCTCACAGCCTCAAGATTGCCCCAAATGAGCCTTTGATAATCAGAAGGAGCATATCCCTCAAAACCTGCATAAAGGACTGCAAGCTGCCCCTTTGCGATCTTGTCATTCACATATCTATAATCCCCAACAACAACGATTGAGAATTGCCCAAATGTTGCAGAGAATGATTGAGGCTGTATTGAGGTTCCGTTGATTCTGATGCTTGAGCCCTCAATCTGAATGTATTGGCTTGAGTTGTCAATGATACATTCAGAGCCTGCTCCATGAGGAGAGGGCAAGAAATGCAGCCTGAATCTGAAAGCAAGAGAATCTGCCTTTTGCAGCTGCCTGATGAAATCAGAGCTCCAACTCATCAGATCCGCCCTGCAATCTTGGGCCCGATCTCAGGCTCTGTGATGAGATTTGTGCCATCAGCAATATTTGTTGTAGCCCCTGCATCAATCAAGCCGCCCTGAGCAAGAGGAGAATTTGCACTATCATCTGCATATGCTTGATTGACCTCTGAATCAGCAGCAGGATCGCCCTCAATGGGAGTGATGAGATCAAAATATTCCTCATAATCAGGGATGAGCGTAACATCCAAAGAGAACAAAAAGCCCCTCTCATTGGTGATCATGTTGCTGCCCAAGTTGTTTTGAGGCCTCTTGAGAGCAGGCCAAAACCTATACCATCGAACAGCAGCAGCCCCTGCCTCAAAATCAAAGAGGATCGGGGTTGTGAATGTGATTGTGCCTGATGAGGATGCTGTTGCAGTCAATGAGGCAACCTTGAGCATTTGATATCTCATTGCAGGATTGGGGCTCTCAATCATCAAATAATCACCTGAGGCAACGATATTTGAGCCCACAATCGCCCTCATTTGGTTGCTTGAAACAGTGATTGTGAGATCTCCTGCTCTTGCAGGCTGTGAGAGATAAGCAGCCCAAGATTTATCTGAGTCTGCTGAGAATGAAACAGGATAGCCCCGATCCAAGTGAGATTGCATGCTCATGAGCTCAGCAGCAAGATCCTCAGAGCCCTTCATGCGATCTCTTTGGATTCTCACATTCTCAAGGATCTTCCCAACTGTTCTGAATCTTCTGCCAGTATATGAAACACCATCCTGAGCATCAATCTCATAATCTGAGAAGAGCTCTGCAAGGCTCTCCTCAAGATCAATCTGCTCAAGATATGAGATTGTTGAGGGTTTTGGATAATAATAGAATCGAGCATTGCCCATTGATCACCTACCAAAGAGCGAGCTTTTGCCTGCTCCAAATGTTGAGAATCTGCTCTCAAGCCTTCTCACAAGTTCATCAATAGCACGATTCTCAACCACAGCTGAGTTAATCACGATATTGATCGGGCTACCTCCCATTGAGCCCATTGATCTCTGCTCTGCTTGACCTGTGCGCCCTGAGGCAGGGATCACTGTTTCCCCCTCATGCAGCATTGCAAGGCCTCTCTTGGCTCCTGTGAATCGGATACCTGATTGAGCAGCAGGCATCCTCCCACCTGAGAGGAAGAATTCTGAGCTCTCTCCAAGATCCTTAAAGAATTCTTTGATATTGCCTCTTCTCTCCTTAGCTCTCTCTCTCCTGCCTTCTCTTGTGAATATCGATCTAAAAAATTCCTTGATGCCTTCCCAAATTCTCACAAAGGCCTCTCCAATCGCATCTGCCAAGATTGCAGGCAGCTTGAGGATAGCAAGCCCAATCCCCTTAACAAGAGAGATCACAAATTTTGGGAGCACCTGAATCAATATACGAGGGAGCACTTCAAGCCCCTGAGCAACGGAATCTGCAAATCCTGTGAATTGCTCCTTGATCTCCTCAGGGCTCCTCTCTCCCAACTTTGCAAGCGTGCCAAGAGCACCCCCGATTGCCTCCCCGATTGGCCCTGCTGCTCCTGCAATTGCATTCACAAAACTGCTTGGAGAGGTGATTGCACCCCCAATATCTTGAATGAATTTGCCTGCTGCAAGGATTCCATTTTGCACCTTGATCATAGCCTCCTCAAGGCGGCTCAAGGTTTCGAAAAGCGTGATTGAGCCTGCTCTGAATCCATCCTGAATTGAAAGAGGGATGAGCTCAACAGCTTTTGAGAGCCCTGCCCCTGCTCCTCCTGCTTTGCCTGCTCCTCCTGCTCTCCCTGCTCCTGCTCCTGCAAGATTGGCACCTGTGAATCCTCCTGCTGTCAATCCCTCAACAATGCCCCTGAATTCTTTTGCATCCTTCCTTGCCTGATTCAACCGATCTTGAAAATTGGGGAGCGTTTTATTTGCAAGGGCTCCAAGAGTTTTATCAAATACATCAAATCCATCTGCAAGCTCAAGAGCAGCCTGAGCAAATCCCCCGATTATTGGGATCTGAGATGCAAGCCCAATCCCAAAGCTCTTTGCAGCAGTCAAGCCGAGCTCAAAGAAGAATTTGAGCACCTCAATGACTTTTGAGAAGGCTGCTGTTGCATCATCTGAGAAGAGAACAAGCACCCTCTGCACAAATGCAATCTGTTCTGCAAAATCCAAGAGCAGCCTTGAGATATCTCCCCCAAATGCCTCAATGAATGTTGACTTGAGCCCATCAAGAGCCGTATCAAGGGCGGCAATTGTGGCCTGAAAATCAGCAGCAGCATCTGAGGCTTTTGGGCCTGTTCTCACCCCAAATTTATCGGCCAATCTTACAAACTGCTCAAGGCCCTGAGTTTGTCCCAGTGCCTGCAAGAGTTGAGCCCCCGATCTCCCAAAGATATCAACAGCTTTTGTTGCTCTCTCAGTTTGATTCCCTATTGCTTGAAGGCTTGAGGTTGTTTCAAGGAAAATATCATTTGCGCTCCTGAGATTGCCCTGAGCATCTGTGAGCTGAATCCCAAGAGCAGCAAATGCCTCAGCAGTTCTTGAGCCCTCAACTTGAGCCTGAGATAAAACAGCAGGAAACTTTGAGAGGATCTGAGTTGCTTGCCCTGCATCTTGCCCTGAGGCTCTCAAAGCAAATTGCAGCCCCTTGATTGAGTCTGTTGCAATGGCAGATCTATTTGATAGATCGTTTATGTCATTGACTAGATCTGCACTCTCCTGAGCAAACTCAACAATTGCTTTTGCTCCCTCAATGAAGGCATCTGCAACTGCAATCACACCTGAGGCAAGGACTGCCATTGAGCTTGTTACAACAGCTGCCGCTCCTGCTGTTGCAACTAATCCTGCCGTTAATCCCTTTGCTGAGTCAGCTGCACCCTTGAGGCTATCCTGAGCGGCTTTGCTTGTTACCTTAAGAACATAATCAACAGTTGTAGCCACAGGATCACCTCAGATAATATCAATCAGATCTGCAATTGAGATTGTTGGGAATATCATATCATTTTTCCCTTTGGTTCTCATTGCCTGCCTTGCTCTCTCACCCCTTGCAATAATGCACCTCAGGCAAATCATGAGCTCAGGCCATGATAGCATCATAACCTCATGAGGCAGCTTTGAATAAGTCCTTGAGATGATATCAATAATATTGATAAAATCGGGGTCATTTTGGAAAGTTGCTGAGAGCAAGCTCTCCTCCCTTGAGGCCCTGCATTGCTCTCTCAAAGATCTTGTTTTTATCCTCTTGAGGAATCATTCCGACCCAAAGCGCATTGCGAGATGGGTTTTGCTGTGTTTCATGATGAACAAGAGTGAGCTTTTCCCAAGATTGCCCATCCTGAGATGCCTTGTCAACAACTTGACACAGCACCCGATCTTGCATGTTTCCAAAACTGAGCACATCCTCAGGGGTGAGAGAGGAGATCTTTGAGAGCAGGGCCTGTTGCTCATCCTGCTCCTCTTTGGGCTCTCCCTTCTCTTGCTCTTTGATGAGCTCAAGCATTTTCCCCATCAAGGATCTGCTTGCAATCCCTGCTGCTTGAGCCTCAACAGGGCTCAAGATTCTACCCTGAATTTTGAGGGCTCCTGAGAAGATCTCAAGCTCCCATCTTGCAGCCTCTGCAAGTTGTTTGATCATGTCAATCATATCTTTGCTCCTTTGATTGATGATTATTTATAAGGCAGATGCATTCCCATTGATGATATCAACCTTGAGAGCCTCAGATGAGCCGTTCACAGTTGCGAGGAAGGTCATTGATCGCTCAATGCGCCCAAAGCCTGTCACATTATCAGAATATTCCTCAAGGACTGCGCTATAAAGCGTGATATCAATCTGATTGGGAGAGGTGCCCCCAATGAAACTCATTGTGAGATTGCTTGTGACAGCAGATGGGCTTGTGATTGCATCTGTGTAAAAGTTATCATCTTCAAGATCTGCAGTCACAGTCAATCTCACCTCTCTCACATCTGAGAGGGTGGGCTGCTCAGTGATTTGCTGCCCCAAAAAGTTCCTGCGCTCAAGTTTGTTATCAATCACTAGCTCGAAAGATCGGATCTTGATTGTGTTTGAGTTGTAAGTGATTGATCCGCCCTGATGATGCAGCATGCTCTCAGATGAGGCAGGGAATGAGGGAGTTGTTGCAGAGCCTGCTCTTGCAGCTGCATCCTGAGCAATGATCTCTGCTGAAAAGGTTGCCTCTTCTCCTGCATTGCAAGCAAGCGTGAAAGTGCTTATCATGCAGCCCTTGAAGGTTTCAAGAGAGGGATTCCCTGAGGCAGCAGATCCCCGATAAAAGCGAATTGTGAGTGAGGGGGGATTTGCAAGAGGCGTGAAAGAGTGAGTGTAAGGGGATGAAACTCCTGTTGTGTTCTCATCTCCAAGAGCAGCCTTGAGAAGATCCCCATTGCCTGCATAATGGAATGGGCCTGTGATATTGCCACCTGTGATATTAAAGCCGTCAAAGGTTGATCGGACAAATCCTGCTGTGCCATGATTGAGATGAGTTTTGCGGGCTCTTTCGATTGTCTTTTGAAGGCTTGAGGAGATGAGCCTCATATCTGTATATGTGCCCCCTGATTCTGTGCCATATGTTGTTTCCTCTGAAACTGAGATGAAGGCGGATCTTCCGAATTGAACAGGCATAATTTAGCTCCTATTATTGAGGCAAGAGGTTTTGAACCTTGAGCAAGGCTCTCACAGTGAAAATTTGATCTGTTGTTGTGTATATATCAAGGCCAACTGCATAATCAGATCCAGAGCTCCCGCCCTTGATCCTGATATTGGCATAGCCTGCTATAAAATACATATCATCCTGAGCATATCGAGCATCAGAATCAGTTCCTGAGGAATCAAGGCTTTTGGGCTGCACTCTCTTGATTGTTTCATATGAGAGTCGATTGTTGAAGGGGTCAATATAAGCAGCAAGGAGAGGCCTGAGATCGAACCATATATCAAATGCAGCTGCAGCCTCTTTTGTAAAGGTCACCTCAGGGATTGTTCTCCCTGCTTGAGCAATCACATTCTTAACCACATTAACAGGGCGACCGATCCAAACATAGCCTGTTTTGGGGCTTGAGGGGGTGAATGCTGAGGTTGGATCTGAGGAGGCTGCAGCATCCCCAAAATAAAGCCAAAAGAGGGAAGTGCTTGATTGATCATCAATTGCAGCCTGCTCAATCTCAAGCACTAGCTGCCTATTCGCATAGGAGGCTCCTGATTGCCTTTGATAGTTTATTGAGGATTCCCCATTTGCTGTATAAATTTGGATATCATAAAAGTTTGATAGGATTGCATTCCAAAACAAATCCCAATCAGGAGGGATTGTGAGCTCAACATCAACATTTGTTGCTCCTCCTCCTCCAACTGTGAAAACAGGCACAGAGATCGGAATCCGATATTTGAATGCACTATCAGCCCAACTCATCTCAATCTCCCCGATCTGTTTGTCTAGTTACTAATATTCTTATGTAAGCAATGCCGCAATTGGGGATTCCGAGCTTATCCCCATCCCTTGCCAAGAATGAGCATCTCACATCATCAACAATCCCTGTTGTGAATCCCAAGAGCCGATTTGCGGTTATGGCTTTGATGATATCTGAGGCAAGATTGATCGCCTGTGCCCTTCTTGAGCTCACAGTATCAGATGAGCCTGCACAGAATGCAGCAATATTAAATTCAGCATCCCCCTGATATCTGCCCAAAACTTGCCCATGCTCCTCAATAAAATCAATGAATTGCACGGTAGCAAAAGGAATCATAGGAGGATCAGGCACTTCTCCAACAATCACCCGCCCTGAGAGATCTAAGCCTGAATAGCCTGAGGCATAATCAACTGCAATGATATCCTTGATTGCATTCTCAATCTGAACAATGGGAGAGCTCATCTCAGATCCTTTCCTTGAAGAGCAAGATTCATTGCTCTTGTGATTCCCCATTTAACACGAGGCAATCTTTGATCTCTTGCTCTTCTGAGATAGAATTTGGGCTTGATTCTATTGGGGCCCCCTCCAAACTCTTGAACAGCTGCATAAACAACATCTGCTGAGGTTGAATAAGGGCTTGAGGGGATTCCTCTCTCTTGGCCCCCTGCTCTCAGGATTAAAAACTCATCATCTTGAAATTGAATAACAGAGCCAATGATTGAATTCCTCAAGCGGCCTGTTTGCACTCTTGGGAATGAGGTTGCATTCTTCTTTGCGGCCCCTTCCATTGCAAGAGCATTCTTGATCAATGAGGCTCTGATATTTTGGATGAGTCGCCCCTCAGATTCATCAAGGATCTTCTCAAACTGTAAAACAGTTATGCTCACAGGATTCTCCTGAAGGTGCGGTAATTATAAAGGATCTCTTTTACCTCAGGAGGGATTGTGCGAGGTGAAAGATTAACAGTCACATCTCTTTGAGTTGTGCTCTGCTTGCCTTGAGTTTGCTTTGCTCTGTTGAGATGGGCTGCATAAGCGCACACAGCATGCTCAAGATCTGAGGGGGCTGAGGTGAATCCTGCTGTGCAAACAACTTTATTTGCACGATATCCCCGCTCAATCGTTGTTGTTGAGGATTCTTTGAGCACAATCCGCCCAAGAGTTGTATCAAGCTCATATTCTGAGGAATCAACCAAAGAATCAGAGCCATAGACCCGATCAATATCTGAGTGCCAAGAAGTAACAGATATCAAAGGGCGAATTGGTAAACTTAAAATAAAAGGAAAATCAAAATCAGGCTGATCAATATACAAAGTATAGGATTGATCAGCAAGGGCAGGGCCTGCTGTTGTTACTCCTGCAATAGGCTTTGGGAAACCTATATAGGAGGCAACAGCAGACTCAACCCGATCAAGGAGATTCTGCAATTCAGTATCAGATCCCGATCCTTGCACCTCAGGGAGGTATTCTTTGAATGTGGATAATGAAACTAAACTCACAGAATCACCTTGAATGAAGGATTAGTAAGAGCGATCAGACTCAAGCTCAAACATGAGCATGAGATCAACAGCATTTGCAAGAGTGCCGCCTACAGTTGTTGTAATCTTGTAAGCCTCATCAGCTGCAAGTACTGAATTGTCAAAGTTTGAGATATCAAGATCGGCAACCTCTCCTGCAACGAGGGAAACATAACCCTCTGCGCCTGAGTCGGTTGTGACTGAGGAGAGAGAGGTTGAACCATCAGCAGCAAGGATCGCAACAGTCAAATGATTTGTGCCATCTGCTGTCAAGGCTTGACCTGCAACGAGTTTGATGCTCTTGAGGCGGGTTGCAAAAGGAACAGGAACATAAAAAACCTTGTTTCCAGTTGTGGCCTGAGCAATGGGTAATGATACGAGCATGATTATTCTCCTAATTAGCTATTGTAATCTGAACCGTTATAAACATTCTTAATACCTGCTTGATCAGGAGAGCCCATAACCGCGCGATAAGTCGCAACAAGGCGAATAGCACCTGCAGAGATATCTTTTTGCTGCTCAAGAACAATGCCCCGTCTTTCATAGAGATACCATGAGGAAGTATTGAAGAGCAGGTAACCAGTTTGAGAGCCTGATCCAGTGTAAAGACCAGTTGAGGCAAGATCAGCACTCATGAATCTGCTCATGACAACAGGAACACCAAAGACAGAAGCGATCTGACCGTTCACAATTGAGGCTTGAGGGCCAAAGACATCAAGAGTTTGAACCTCAGTAAGGCCCATGAGGTGCTTGAGCATGAACTCAGGAGAGCAGACCATAACGATATTCCCTGCTCCAAGTTCACCAAGAGAGGAAAGACCCCCCAAGATCTCTGATGCAGTCACACCTGAGGCAGTGCCTGAAACATCAAGATTGGCCTGATCATTTGCTGCAGCACGCATCCCAACAAAAGCGCGACGATGATCAGCAGATCCGCCCAAGCCTGAGGCTCCCCAACGGTTACGAATATTCCAAGAGGCAATTGTATCCTGATGAGTTGCAGCTGTGTCACCGTTGATCATACAGTCCTCAAATGCATCCTCAATATCTTGCACAATCTGTTGTGAAAGGATTGGAAGGGCTGCAATTGCAGAATCCTCAGCAAAAGCATCATCAATCACATATGAGCAAGCAAGGCCCTTGATATTGATTGTCTTTTGGCCTGTTGAGGCGGTTGAGGTTGTATATTGAGAGAGGGGGCTGTCAACAGTGATCTCACCCTTGATATAAGGGCGACCGCCACGATTCAAGCGAGGGATCAGAAGAGTGTTGCGCTCAGCCTCAACCCGATTGAGAAGGCCTCTCAAGCGTTTTGGGACTTGAAACTCTTGATAAAGATCTGAGATGAACTGATCGGGGATGAACTCTGCACCTGTGCCTGCTTGATCGTTGAATGCCTTCTGAATAGCAGGAAGGATTGCACGAGGAGCTTTGTTGAGGTGGCGATAAAGTCGAGCGTCGAGCTTAGGGGTATAGGGATCAGGCATGATCAAGCGTGCAAGGTGACGATCACGAGCGATCTCCTTGAGCTCTTTGTGCCAGTCA